CAAAGAATGAATCCGATCAGGACCTTGACCATTGACCTCGAAAACCCTGAGAGGATCATTCGTCGTTCGTCGCGAAGCATATTCGGGGCTGCGTTGTCATATGGGTATGCAAAGAAATCTTTGGCAGAATTGGTCATCAAGCCAGATGGACTAAATCTTCTTTTGGCGACTGATCGGCTGTTGCTTGAGTCATATCTTGATCGGGCAAAGCCAGAACTTCTGATTTTGGGTCCTCTGTACAAGTCATTCATTGATCCTGGCAATAGAACTTCTGAAGCAGTGGCTATTGAAGTTGTCAGATACCTTGATACTTTGCGTGCGGTATATGGTTGCGCCTTATGGTTAGAGCACCACGCTCCTCTTGGGGAGTCCCAGACGTCCCGCAACTTGCGCCCGTTTGGTTCGGCTGTTTGGTCTCGTTGGCCAGAATTCGGCATATCTTTACAACAGGACCCTACTTCTATGGGAGAATATGTCTACGATGTAAAGCATTTTCGTGGAGAACGAGATGAGAGACATTGGCCCCTAAAGATGAAGCGAGGTAAAAAGTTTCCCTTTGAGACTTTGACCTTTAAAGAACCGTTAAGGTAGGTGCCCTCATGAGTGAAGGCGGAAAAGTAATGACAAGAGAGTTCCTCGCCGAGAGGGATTCCCGTATCTTCAAGATGCGTCAGGCTGGCGTTGCTACTTCCGATATCGCTAAAAGGTTCGGCGTTAGTGTCAGTGTAGTACAAAAAGCCATCCAGCGTCAACTAGAAAAACTAAATCGTGAAACTTTGATGGCATATCCAGAGGTTTTGCGACTAGAACTAGAGCGCCTAGATGCACTTCAGTCTGCTCTCTGGCCAATGACTCAGCACCGCAAGATAAGAACAGACGACGGGACCGAAATACAAGTAGAGCCAGATATGAAGGCAGTACAGACCGTTCTTTCTATTATGAAGCAACGCTCATTACTTCTTGGTATGGAGCAGAATAATGTCAGTATCCAGATGGATGTCACCCAAAGAGACTCCATTAAGTCCACAATTGTCGGTGAGACGGAAGCCAAGCCACTCAGCCTATTCAACCCAGAAGCAGAAGCACGGGGCTTACTGGAGGTTATGGGTCGCTCTGGAGTGATTTCACAGGAGATGATTGACCAACTGCTTGGAGAAAGAACAGTTACTGACGCAGTAGAGGTACTTGCGCTAGAGTCAGGGGTGGAGGTTATTGAATCATGAGCGAAGATAACAATATTCAGGCGGCAGTAGATAAACTTGCAGAAACCATGGATACAACCATTAGTGCGGGGATCAGCGATGACGACGGCCCCGCTGTTGCGCAAATCATCGTACGAGCAAACTCAAACGACCGTGAACGATGGAAAACCGCAGCCAACAAAGAGGGAAAGAGTCTCGCTCAGTTCATTCGTGATGTAATGAATGCAAAAGTAATAGACATTCTTGACTGTTCGCACCCTACAAACATGCGTCGCTATTATCCGTGGGCTGAATTTTGCCTACGATGCAATACCAGAATCAGAGGCTAGCACTACGAATTTTGCGTAACTTGATCCTACGAGCCGCTGGATTGAGTTTCATTGCTTCCACCTCTGCTAGTCGTCTCTTGAGATCAGCGATGGCTACACTTCCGTCGCGTCGCTTTGCTACGCTAGTGGCTCCCCAAATACCAAAATTCTCTTTATGAACAATGGCGTGTTCAAGACATTCAAGAGAGACAGGGCAGGATAGGCATATTTTCTTGATGTGCTTTGTGGCTCCGCCTGGCTCAGGGAAAAACAACTCAGGGTCCAGCCCCCTACAAGCCGCCTTACTAACCCACTCTGCACGAGTACTGATAAGGGTAGTAATGATGTCTGTTTCCATACATACATACTACCGCCTATCAGCACCGATGTCAAGTTTTTATTGTTATTTTATTGGACAAGCACCAGTAGCGCAGTCGTCCAACTCAACCAACCCGTCAAATGCAGGACGGTGCAACGGGACTGAGAAGTCAATCTTACTCAAAGTCTTCTCATACATTTCCTTTGTGCATTCTTCATACGGAGGAAGTGGGAAGTTGTGGTCAGTGTGTAGGAGGAAGGAAACTGACTTAACGGAGTCATCGTAGTTCTTTGACAACCATTCCTTGATTTCATTAAGTTCTTCCTTGCGATAGTACACAGTCACCGAAACAGCATTGTCTGCCCATTCGGTCTGCATCTTCTTCACCCACTCTAACTGGGAAACAGCAGTCATATCCTTGGCGAGTACAGAGCCCTCAGGTGACTCGCACGGGAACTCAACAACAAAACGAGTGTGATCTTCCCTACCATCAATACCAACGTCGTACTGCACTCTATAGCCCCGCTTACGACACGCATCAACTAACGGGTCAGAAGAACCGAAACGAACACGGCGAATGTAGTAGGGCGCAAATGCTGGGTGAATACCTGGAGTTACACCGGGAAGAAGAGAAAGAGTCCCTGAAGGCTGAACAGTTGTCAAACGAACAGAAATAGGAAGCCCATTATCTTTTGAATGAACAGCATCAAGACTTTCTAGTGCTACATAAGCATCAGACAACCAAGCAATCTTTTCTGCGGAGCATTGGAGAATGCCAGTAACCGACTGACCAAGACGAGCATTCTTCTGAACAATCTTTGTTGTCTTCTCATACGGATAGTTCATACGAGTAATGCGCTTCTGAGTCTTATAGAGAAGATATGAGATATCGGTCAACTGTTCAAGAGATTCAATATTCGGGAGGAAAATTGTTGAAAGGTTACACGACTCTCCATCGCCAAGAGCAATCTCGGCACAAGGGTTATATCCCTCGATGGTGTTGTCTGGCTTACTAGTCCCGAGTCTTCCTACTTTGCGAGCAAGTTTACGATTAACTAAACCATAAGGTTCGCCAGTTCCGTCGTAGCCCTTCCATAGTTCCGTAGCAATCTCATCGTAGCCATCCGCGTAGATGCTGTTGTTACTGTTTGCTCTCCAAGCGGGAACATTACCTGAACCCCAGTTCTTTGCACGAAGAAACAAAACATCGTCGGGGTCACCAATGGCAATCTGTGCTGAACGGCGCGATGAACCAGAAACAACAATACGACCAATGATGTTGCAGATGTCCAAAACATCAATAGAACGAAGTTTTTTGCCAACACGATTCTCAAGAACTTTACAAATGTCTGCAATGCCGTCAATGAGTGCGCCTGGTCCTGATGCTGTTCCGCCGAACTTCTTCAACGGGGCTCCGTACTCGCGAACAAGAATAGTTGAGTATGTGAATGAGCGACCTGTTTCAAAGTATGACTTCAGTACTGAGTGAAGTAGACGACGCCATCCTTGACGACTATCGGGAACGATGATGTCTGCGTCATTCGTTCGCTCATGAGTAATGCTGACTGCGCTCTTGACTTTAGGAAGGTCATGAATCTTTGAGCGTTCAACCGAGAAGCCCACTCCGCCACCAAGCATGAGATAATCAAAAAGAAGTTCAAAGTCTTCAATCTTCTCAATGTTGGTGAAGTAGCAGTTGTTGAGACTCGTTCCTGAGAACTCTTGTGTGAGCGATGTTCCAAGTTGCCAGAGTGAGCGACCTGAGAAAGAGCAACGCAGGTTGAACATATGATCAAAAAGGCGTTCTGCTTCTTCTTGTGTATACACAACGCCGATGTCGATAGCCCCGTTAATAACGCGTTGCAGTGTGTCGGGAAGTGTTTCGCTGTCTCCGTTTTCTTTCTTGCGACTGTATGTGCGCAGAAAAACGATTTCACCCATTCCGTTGAATCCCCAAGGAGGTGTGATGGATTGGTACTTTTTCTTGTGTTCGTCTGTAATTCTTGCCATGATTTTTCCTTGTGTAGTTTTGGGTAGAAGTAAGATTGTACTTCAGGAAAAAATACGGAAAGTGTCTACTTTAGACCTAATCTTTTTGCTTCACTAAGCGTGATTTTGTCCCCACGCTTGTATATCAGAACACGAGCCTTGGTATATGGAGTAATCTGTCTTTCTTCCCATACCTCTTCTTCAACAAAGTGAAGCGGGACTTCTTTACCTTCTAGGTCTGTCTCAAAGCCAATGATCCTTACTGGCCCTTCTGTTTCGGGCGCAGCACAATCTCCTGTGGGGTGTCCACATACAGGACAGGGTTCCCGATCTGCGGGGAGTATACGAATCCCATCTATTCCGTAACTATTACCGAAGGAACTGAATGATGAGTTATAAAAGACCATAGGGCTAGTATCTCACAACTTTGTTGTTAGCGACTACGCCCCTGTCCGCGATAAGCCTTCTTGTAGTTCTTTGAACTCTTGAGCCTTGCGGAGCCCCGTTTCGCGTGGATGCCTTTGCGTTGGGACGGACTCTCCACGATGTGAACAGTCGTAGGAGATGATTTTGATTTTGAGGGTGCTTTTGCCATAGCCAATATTACCGTATGTAGACTAGGCTAATCTGTCAAGTTTTTAGGTGACTACTTGTGCTTGTGGTGTCTCCACCATAATTCCAACCCACCAACAATACCTGCGGACAATACTGCCCCAATAAGAAAATCAATCATGTTCTTATTTTAGCACTGACTTGTTGTCATTGCTTTTTAGAAGCAGATGGTACGAGGCTGAGGGCCGTAGGTCTAACCTTGTTACCTCATTCGCTCCTCAAGGCTTTCAACGGCTTGAGAACCTCGTAACTCACTTCAAAGGGTGAACCGCCTCAATGAGCGACTGAACCTCAGCGAAAGTTCCGACATAGATATTATCCATATCAACATCAAACCCGCAGTCGTTCCGCCCTGAGATGGCACGAATACGCTCACCATCAAAGAGGTCGTTCACGAACTCCTGTGCCTTGTTGACACTACGGAAGGAACGGAAAATGTTGCCCCCCGTGTACCGAGCGTCTTGCTCTCTGTGATATGCGACCACGATGTTCATAACCATTACACTACCACCTGACGCTTACAATGTCAAGCCAATCAAACAAATCCAACCGTAACATAAGTCACAAACAAATCCAACCAAAACACTTG